TCTGGGGATACATCTAAAATACCATTCAGATATTTCTTGTTTTCGTCTGCACTAAATCCGTGCAACGGTTGTCTATTTACATAGACACTACTGAGTTTTGTTGTTGCCTCAGCTCTTACTGCTTTAGGTAAGTGACTATCTAAGTCCTTTCTCCTAATGAAGATTTTTTTACTCATTTCAGTTCTTTTTAGTTAATTGTTATAGGGTGGAAAGAATAACTCTCCTATATTTTAAAGTAAGGATGTGAGGAGCAAAGCTCCCCACAACCTCAACCAAACCAATATATAGACCGCGTTACCGCCTTATTTAGGAAGCGACACACTGAATGTCTAATGACGTGTCAAAACGCTTAAGCGCTAGACCAGCCGTCTTCAACATGTGTACGCTTGCCCCGTCCACGTCAGATGCTCGTGCAGAAGTCGATTCGAATCCTTTTGGAACAACTGAACCGGCTACACACCAACGCATCATCTCACGACCTTTCTTAGAGATCATTTGTAAGTTGTTCTGACCGTCGTAGTTAGACTGATCAACGAACACCATACGGTAAGACTCAAGTGAGTAACCTGTAACAGGGTGTTTAGCACGAGCTTGAGCAACAGCACCGTGATCAAACAATGGTAGTTTTACCACGTTTACAGAGTGTCCGTCGATATGCTCGTACGAAGTAAAGTAACCTGACATGCCTAAGCTACGTCCGCTACCTGTGATAAATCGGTTTTCACCGCCCACTTTCCAATTTCCTGCAGATCCTACAAAGTGATTTTTAAGAGCTTCATCAAACTCACGTGCACCACCCGTACCAGTGTAGAGAGTGATTTGCTTAGTAGCAGCATCAGTCATTCCGTAGAATAAGTCACCGATGATGTTTTTAAGCTTAGACTCTGTCATAGTAGAGTAAGTGTCCTTGTTTATGATTTGTTGGAATAAACCAGGACCTACGATTACAGGCTGACCATTTTCATCTTTCATCTGAGTGTGGCCGTTACTATCGTAAGTTTTCTCTCCGTACCAGTAATACATTTCACATTCTTCTTTGAAGTCTAACATGTGTAAGTACTCTTCGTAGTCCATCCACAACTTAGTTGTAGAGCCACCTTTTGTTGGTAAAGAAAACTCAGCTACAAATTCTTTAGCGTTACCAGACATGTGGTAAGACTTACGTACTGTAGTTAGTTTGTTACGTACCAATCCTGGAGTTTCCCAGTTAGATGCATTCCCGCGAGAGAAATCAACACCTACAGGTGCGAACATCTGAGCCCACAATGCACCAACTGCAACGTCAGCTGCAGGTACAGTAGCAGTGCTAGAAGGATTTACAATCTGAAGAGTGTATTTCCAACCAGACCCAGCAGCTACTTGCTGTGGTTCTTTCATGATACGAGCTTGCGCACCTGATTGAGATACAAGTACGTAAGGAAATACAAAGTGTTTGTCAGGAAACTCAATCTCAAAAGAAGAGCCACCAAGACCAACATTAGAAGTACTGCTAGGTGCTCCTGAAACCGGACGAGTTCTCAAACGGTGTGTTGCCACACGGTACTCATACTCAAGACGGTCAATAGACTTTACGTTACCAACACCTTCAGTTAAGAAAGAAAGTGGGAAACGTTTGTCATCCTTACCAGCTAGGTGAGTAATGATTGGAGATAACTCAGACGGCTTAGAAAGCAAAGCATTTGCAAGACTGTTCATGTCAGTCATCTGTGAGTCGTTATAAAACGTCTTTTGCACAGAAATGTTTGTTCCGTTAATTGCCATTTTTTATCTAATTATTTAAAAGTTATCGCATTTTAAAATTGCCATTTATCATATATCAAGGTCTAGATTGTCTAAGTCAACATTCTTAGAAGGTCGTCGTCCTGCCTTTCGTGCACTCTTAACTCTCTCCTCGTTGCTAGAGATTCTGTCTCTCAATGATCTTGTTGAAGCAGTTTTTGCTTTGGTCTTTATAATTTTCTCCAAGTTGAACCCTTTAAACATTAAATAGTCCATGGCTAACTTGACATCCATTTGCGCCTCTCTATGGTCTAGATCACGTTGCGTGAATCCTTCCTTAGTTACTGGCTTTGACACATAATCAAAGAACTTGCCTTTATCTCGTTTAGGAACTGCTATACCGGCAAACTCATCAGCATCGTTGATAGTTTCGTAAACACCGTTCCAAAATTTTTCTTGCTCTTCGGCCTGCTTTATTCTGTTTTGCTTTTGCTGCTCGACTAACTGTTGTCTTTGAGCACCTTGCTGTTTAGCTAAAGCTTCTTTAGCAGCTTGAGATTTTTGGAATAACTTGCCTGTATCTTCGTAGTCTTCAAGTAATTCTTCAATAAAGTCTTTGTCGTGGCCCTTGGCAGTAAAATAATCTGACAATATGGATTTTTGGCTACGAACATCTTCTTCGTCAATCTCAATCTTGTTATAATCCAAATTAGGATCATAAGCCTGCATAAACTCTTGCGAGTCTCCCCCGTTGATAACATACTCAAGATGGTTTTTAACTAAAGGAAACTTCTCAAATAATTGATCAAGTTGCTCTTCTGCCATTTTACCACTCATATCTTGAGTGAGTTTTAACAATCCTTCAGTAGTATCTTCATACTCATCATCAACTTCGTATCCTAGTTTGGATAAAATTTGACCTACTACTGAATCATCATTTCCAGAATCGTCGTCTTGATCATCATCTTGATCATCATCGTCATCCTGGTCATCATCCTGATCTAGATCATCATCATCTTGATCGTCATCTGCAGCAGGCTCTTTAGATTTTGATTGTGCATCATCATCTAGTTCGTCTGCTCCAGGAGGGGTGTCGTCAATGTCATCATCATTGGTATCTGAAGCCATCTCGACGCCACCGTCTAACATATCATCAAAAGATATGTCGTCTAGTGCAATTTTTTCTTGTGCGTCACTCATTGTCTATAAAATTAATCTTTACAAAATTATTTAAAATTAGTTTGATTTATTGGGTTTGATTATTTTTTCGTATATGCTTTATTATATAACACTCTGCTGCCTCCAGCTCTAAAATTATTTACTCGTTGTGTATTTTGTATTACATTTTTATCCAAAGGAATTATTTCGTATGCATCTCTTAATCCGGTACCTTTTGCTCCTTGAGTGTATACAGCATCGTACCCTTGATCCATTAAACCTTGTATGTATTGGTTGTCTAATACTTTAGGATTAGTGCCCTGATTAAAAGGCTTTTGTATGTTAAGTCTTGCAGACACTCCGATTCCTTGATCTCCAGCTTCCTGCATGTATCTACGTGCCATGCTTTTATCAGGGCTAAAAAATCTTAAATTTTCCGCCTTGCTAAATTTATCTCCTGCAGTAGAAACAGGATTCATAATATCTGCAAATTTATCCGGGGTAGTGCCTCTATAAAAAATTGCAGGCTCTGGTAGTGCTAACGGTTGCTTAGCCGCTTGCCTTGCCATATCATCTGTAAATTGAAATCCACTTACGGCATTGTCTATGTTTTTATAAAGAGATGGAGTAGTAGCTTTTGATAATGCAGTATTAGCTTTTGATGCTATACCTGACGCTAATTGCTTAGCACCTGCGCGAGTAACACCAAATCCAGTTAATGCATCAAATACAGGATACACAGGTGTTAATCCACCTGTAGCTTTATTACGCATTTTTTCCTCCCACGCATACCCTGATGAAGTATAAGGTGTAACGGTAACTTCATCAAGCATTCCGTCATAGATAGCAGGCTCTAAATTGTTTTTCATCTGCTGAATCTTCGGTGGAAATAATCTATCTTTAAAACTTCCTGTTTGATGCTTAGCTCTATAGCCACCTTTCTTGTATGCAGGCGTTTCTATAACTGTGCCCTTGCCTGGACCAGTTGGTAAGCTTTGTATGCCTGGGGGAACATTTTTAAACGATTGTACTAAATGCCCTTGATCGTCAAACTTGCTTATGTTGATAGGAGCCTTCATACCTTTTGTGTTAAAAGGTGTGTTAGGTGGTACATCAGGAAATGCCATAGAAGCATTAGTATTACCAGCTGCATGTTGTGGCCGTAAACCTTGTGATTGCTGCTCTGGAGTCTGCGCAACTTCCATATTCTGAGGTTGCAATAGCTGGCTAATATCTTGGCCGGCTTTTGCCGCATTAAACAAATCTAGAACGCTGCCTTTGTAGCCAACTGCTCTAGCTGTCTCCAGAATTTCTCTGCGCTTCTCGTTGGTTAGCATTGGCTTCTCTTTGTATTTCTGCGTTTTGGTCGTCTGCGCTCATCTTACGTGCAATCTCTTGCTCTTTGATGTCAAGCTCTCTTTGCTTAACTTCAAAATCTTGCATTAGCTTTTGTAAGTTAAAGTTTTCAGATGCAGGGTCTTGTCTAGCTTCAGCATTAATCAATGCTATTTCTATATCTGTCTGACGATCTTTTTCTTTCTCTAAACTCT